AGGATGTAAACAGATAAGTGCCTTCGTTCCACTTCTTATTGCGATCAATATACTTAATTCGTTTGTTGATTAAGAAATCAAACTGTGTAACGCCAATATATGAACTAAACGAATCCCATAAAACTAGGTTGTAAAGTTCTTCTTGCGGCGCAGGAGTCTTATGACAGAAGGCGTGGATCGGCATGCGGAACCAAAGCCCCTCGTCTTCCATGATAAAATGAAATAGCGGCACACGGTGCGGTACAGACGCAACTCCGAATATAAGGACTGGAAGATATGTGTCTTTCGCTTCATCGAACTCTGTTCTGTTCTGAAGAAAATTAGTCCGCACATAACATTCAATGGGCGGTATGTTAGCGTTTAAGTATGCCATGCTAGTATATATCCTTAATCAAAGAAAAATAAGTGAAACAAACGAGAATCTTGCAAAGTTTGTCCGAAGTATTTGTTTGCTGCATGGAAGCAACGCGCATCCCAAATAACTAATCGGTTGTAGACATTACCGATGGTGTCTACCAATTCAAATTTGGTCGAATCATAAAACCCACCATTGAAGCAAGCATCAGCCCCTGGTTCATCCATATGGCGAATTTTTGTTTCTTTATGTGCAAACAACGAAGTGCCTGTATCAAATGGAGCGTCAGGAGTTAAATAAATTGCACCAGCCCAAGTTTGTGAGTCATAGTGGTAAACCAGTAAATCTTCAGGCGTGCAGTACTGCAAACTGCCGTTCATTCCATGATCCCACTTTTTAATTTTAATACCCATTAAATCTTCAAATGCAGTTTTCATTTCTGGAGTGAGATACTTCTTTTGTGTGCGTCGACCTTTATACCAATTAATGTCCGCATGGAAGTCTGCATTCAGTGCAAAGTTTCTTACTAGGTTCGGATCAGCATAAAAATCATCTACAACAAAGATACGTTTTTTCTGTAGAGACTTGGAATTGAGTTTGAATACTGGTTTCTCTTTGTTTAAATTTTCTAACGCCAAGTTATGTAAACGTTTTGGGTAATCGCCTGTATCATTATACATGTTTAAATTGATCAAGAAATGATACTCTGGGAATGGATTCTTGCGTTCTGGGCGCATCATAAACTCGGTATGTTTATGCATCTTTTCCCAATCTTGCAGTTCCCAGTAAATCTCTGCAAGGTGAACATGATGATCGTTGCGAACTTGAGCAAATGATTCAGCTTTTTCGTAATGCCATATTGCTTTTTCGTAGTCTTTCAGGAAACGATATGCATTACCAATCGCACAAACGGCATAGTAAGCCATTTCATCGATATTTTTGGCTTTATGCGTTTCATTAAAATTGTGTGTATGATTAATAATGCTATTGAAGTAAAATATGCAGCGTCTTGCATATTCTTCCTGATGCACTTCCTTGAGTGGGAAGAAGTTTCCACGATAACAATCTTCGTAAGACTTACCAATGTACCAAAAATGATACAGGTCAGTCAACATCGTATTTTCGCGTATTAACTTTTCTTCAAGTTTAAGCGCATCAGTTACATATTTGGTTGGGACTGAATAACTTTCGCCATGTTTAACTCCACCAACCATCTTAAACGATTTCGGTAGACTTGTTCTTACGAAATTTTCTCCAATCCCATCCATTTCGAGAGAGATGGTTTCGTGCGCTGGGTCATGATTGAACTTCCAAGGAAGTTTAGCGTTCCAAATCCATGCTCTATAATAGATTAATCCTGGGGCAATAGAAGTGACGTGGAAACTTTGCGGACGAGTGTTCTCGAAGATAGACCAATCAAAGTCTGCGCTCACTTCAAGAGTTTCGTCGCAGTCCATCTTCATAATCCAGTCACAGCCATGATCTAATTTTAACGCTGTTTGTAAAAGATGATCGCGATTCCAGCCGAAGTTTACCCAACCTTCTTCGACTTGATATAGATGACCAGGAATTTTTGTTTCAGCAGCCCATTGTTTTACAATGTCAGGAGTGCCGTCTGTTGAACCGTTATCTTGCAATACCCAATACTTAATGTATGGTGCAACTGAGTCAAGCATCGTGCGAATGTTTTTCGCTTCATTCTTGAACATCGAGATCATACAGATCTTTGCACCCTTTGAATTTTCCGCTTCAATTAAATCGTCAAACTTTTCACGAATCATATTCAACAGTTCGACGTTTTTAGTTGCAACGCCCAAACCGTATGAATTTTTAAAATTTAGTTTTGGCCAATCTAGTTCCTTAAAGAATTTACGAACACCAAAACTATCTTCAAAAACGCAAGTGTCGTGAAATAGAATTATACCACTATCAGTTAAAAATTTAGACCAATTATTAAAATCTTCTTTAACCGCTTCATATGAATGGTAACCATCAATGTGAAGAATGTCGATAGGTTTATCCCAAGTTTTAACTACATCAGAGAAATAGCCTTCTATAATTTTAACATTTTCTAATTGAAGTTGATTTAATGTGCTATAAACTTTATCTTTCTGATCATTGTGTGCGCCAGTTTGTGGATCTGATTGAAAACTGTCAATCCCATAAACAGTTCCAATTTGAGGTAATGCAAATGTGAACGTTGAAAAGCCATAGTCAACACCAAGATCGACGATGGTATTTGGTTTGATCTCGTTAACCAACCATTGCGCGAATAAACTATGCCCTTTCCAAGCGCTCAAAATACCATCAATTAATTTTTCTCTATTGGCTCTATTCATATTATGTACCTGTCGCGTGATTGGTAAATTCTCATATAATTCAGGCGGTAAGAATACCAAGTATTTGTTAACGTTGCTTGTGAAATAGTTATAATGATTTGGGTCACCAGTACCAATCCAAAATTCACCTTGCCATCTTTGCCAACCATTGTTGACGTACAAATAACCAGGATCTAATTGATTGATGTAACTTGCGTTTGCCCACCAGAAATTACCAGCGTAATGTGGTGAAACAACTTTTTCATCAGAGATATGTGCTTCTGTTTCCCATTCAGTCCCAACACAATCATAATCATTAAGTAGATCAACACAATCTTTCCATCGCGTTACGTTGAAGTAATTTAAATAGCGAATCCATGAATCAACATTTACTTTAAGATCGTGATCGACCCAAGTAACACCCTTACTGTGAATGTATAGTACCTTGTAATCTGGATTCTTAACGCAAAATTTAAACAAATCTGACAAGGTATCAGACTCTAAATCTGTTCTTGAGTTGCGTTTTACTTTATTGACTTTAACGAGATTGAATGGCAATGGCTCATCGCCGTTGATGCCGAAGTGAATATAACTTGCGGCATCGTATACACCAGATTGTTGTAATGCAACTATCTGTTGTTCAAACAGTTGCGCCCAATGATTAACCTGGTAAATATGATAAAATATAGCAATCTTATCGGTCATATGACAAAATCTCTTCCACCTTATTGCGCATTTTTAATGACTGCGCTTTATAATCATTATTGTATGTATAATCCTTCCAACGATCATTTTCTAAAAGATGTATCATTTTTTGATACAAATCTTTCCAGTCGGTATATTCCGTAATCAAATTGTCATAATAATTAATTGACGATTTTTGACTCAGCACACATTTATTATTTATCAAGGGATAGAAGATTCGCGTCTGCTGTTGTCTGCATTCACCTTCATATGGATTTATATTTAGAATAATTTTACTTCTTCCAATCATTTCCTCAAGAAGATGATCCATAACGTTATATAGAAAAACAAACTTAAAATTTAAAATAGTATTAATGTGATTTTCTTGTATCTCAGCATTACCGATTACATTGTTTATCGTTTCATATCTATATGGCGTTAGTGTTCCATAAAACAATACGTCAATGTCTGGTTCTGGTTGACTATAAATGTTAGCCAAGCAAGAGACGTATGTTGGTGGTCTAAATTTCGCTTGTAAGCCATAAGACCGAAGAATTTGAATGTTCTCCAAATCATAATCCCAAATCTCATCAGCGTCTTTTATGTTCTCTACAATTTGTTCAGTTTTCCACCAATGATTTTTAGTCAAGGGTTCGCTTTGATATACGATTAACTTACCATTGTAGTATTGATTAGTTTTGATAAGTTCATTTCGAATATCATTCACCGAAGTATGTACATAACAACCAAGCAAGACATTATCGTATAAATTCGATTCGTCTCCATATGCTTCTTGCAACATCATCGTAAGCATATGCCAATGCTTACTGAACATAATATTATAGTAGAACAGCATTAGATCTTAACTGGATGCGGTCTTCTCTTGTTGTCCTTGATGGCAACTAGCCATGCATTTGTAACTGCAATCTTATCATCCCACCAAATTGTATCCAAACGGAAGTCTTGGAAACGAATCGTATCATTACGAATAAAGCGAGCCTTATCCTTACGAGTGTAATACCAGAAAGAATTCTCATTCCAATAACTTACATGCGTTGGATCTTGAAATGCGCCGCGACCGTCTGTGCTTGGTACTTCGATAAATGCCCAACCACCATCAGCAAGCACACGATAAATTTCAGACATGATCTTATGTTTATCGTGCAAATGTTCAATGAGGTGCGAAGCATTTAACACGCCGACGCTGTTATCTGGCAATGGAATTCCTTCGTTTAGATCGCAGGTAATGTCACCACCTTCAAGATCTAGTGTAGTGCATCCTGCTTTTGGATTGATACCGCCGCCAAGATCAACAACCATCAAATTGCGCTCTTTAGCGTCTTTAACAGCCAAATCCCAAGCATGCTTATGAAACAATTCAACAGTGCGTTCTTGAATTGCCTTATTGCGCTCCAGCCAAGTGTTGTTACCCGTAATGCGGTAAACATAAAGTGGTTTGCTAATGTGATGCATCTTTGTTGCAAGATAAGTGCGAATCATCAACTCGTGATCGTCGCAAATATCTAACTTCGGATCATGACCACCAATCTTGACATAAAGATCTTTACGCCACGCACGAACGTGATCTGGCGCATACCAAATAAAGGCAACACTATGGCTTGATGGTGGGAAAGAAATCATTGAGTAATATTCTTTTCCACGCCATTCAAACTTCTCATGCTCCCAACCATAGTATGGGTTGTATGGAACAAATTCATCACGAATGTGCCAATTGATGTCGTTACTATAAACGAAACCAACATCAGAATTGTTTTCAAATGCTAATTTAAGTTCTTCTAGACAGTTTGGAAGGAGAAGATCGTCGTGATCGACTTCAACAAGAATGTCTCCTTCACCTTTCATAAATGCGTTATGTTTATTGAAACCAACGCAAGTGTTATTTTCATGGCATTCGTAAATTTTGACACGAGGATCATTTACGATCGCCGAATCAACGAGGGAGCGCGTTGCTCCCCCGTTGAGCCACAGTACCCATTCCCAATCTGTATAGGTTTGTTCAGTTAAACTCTGATACAGTTCATATAGAAACGCATTTTTTAAATGTGTCGCGGTGATAATACTAAATTTCACAAGTCACCTCATAGTTTTCAAAACAAAACCTAACAGATTAAAGAATTAATTACTGAGCAGCTGGCGCCTCAACGACGGCAGCATCAGCAGCTGGAGCCTCGACAACAGCAGCGTCAGCGGCTGGTGCTTCAGCAGGAGCAGCGGCTTCAGCGGCTGGTGTTTCTTCAACAACAACTGCTTCTTCCTTTGCGCCACAAGCAACTAGACCAAAAGTA